GTCGTGGGTTCGTTGGCCGACTTCGGCGCGGCCTCGCCACGCCAGGCCGCCAGAACCGCGTCGTCGAGGCGGCGGTAAAGACCCGCCTCCCATGCCGAGAGCCTGACCCGGTTGATCCGGGCGAAGGTCTCGATTTCCGACCATGTGATCGGATTGGCGGCCATTCCGGCCTGCCTCGCCCCGGCCAGAAGCCGGAACCGTCGCCAGATCGGCGCGAGGACCGCCGGGAAGGGTGGGAGCGGATCAGGCGGGTTGTCCCGACTGATCGCCCCCACATAGGCGATCAGCTCGCTTTCGACGGCTTCAAAAAATGGCGGCGGGCCTTAACGAAGGCCTGAACCTGCTCGACGATGAAGCTCATCTTCCGGTCGGCGTAGAGCTTGCGGGCCGCGGCCTCGCTGAAAACCGCGACCTCGCCCCCGAAGCTGATGTTCCAGCCGGTCGTGAGCTTGGCGAGCTTGGCGGCCATCTCACCCGTGATCGCCTCGGCCGTGATCTGACCGCCGCGCTGCGCCTGCTGAATGCGGCGATTGGTCAGGTCGTTGTCGAAGGCGACGGCGACATCGGAGTCCTCGCCAAGGAGCGAAATCGTCATCGGCGAACCGTCTTGGTTCATCATCGGGGCGCCGTCGATGCCGATCAGCTCCAGGGTGGAGGCTTCATCGGGGCAGTAGTTCATGACATCGGTCATGGGCTTTCCTTTCGGGGAAAAAGCGGCTCCGGCGCGACCGGAGCTTTCAAGTTGTGGGGGGGGGCTCGTTGGCCGGGCCGGATTAGGAGACGGCCTCGGACGGATCTTCGCGGAACACGTTGTTCCCGACGGTGTAAGTGACAATCGTCACCTGATTGCCGCCGCCGATGTTGCGCCGGCTGCTCATCACCGGGCCGCGCACATAGATCACCGTGTCGGTGTCATTGGCGTCGGCGCCGTCGGCGAGGACGATCTTGAGCGCGTACTCGAACTTCGTCGCTGCGGCGGCCTCGGCGGCGATCTGGCCGGGGTCCAGGGGATCGCGAGCGCAGACGATCACGGTCGAACCGTTGTCGGTGACGCCCTTGAGGTGCTGGACATCGCCGTCGAGCGGGGTGAACGGCACGTCCTGAGACTGCGGGCCGATCTCGCCGATGCTCTCGACCCTCTTGATCTCGGTGTAGCTCAGCGCAGCGAGCGCGGAGAGGGTCGTGGCGGACGTGACAGGCCCGATATAGACCTTCGCGCCCGAGCTGGTCGTGATAGCCATTGAAGGCTCCTTTCATGTCAGGGGACAGGGATGCGCTTGCCCAAGGCGCGACCAGGGACAGGAAAGGTCCGCGAGGTGCGGAGCCTGCTTGTGGGCGAACTGGGGGCCTAGGCGGCGACCCAGGGAACGGTGACGGGCACTCGGCATTCCGAGGCGTCGATCAGGGGCGCGGCCTGCCAGGGTTCAGCGCTGATCTTCACGCCGCTGGCCAGCCGGAGCCCCTTGGGGAAATGAGCGATCACGGCGTCGGCGGCGGCCTTGGGGGCGCGGATGCCCTGCCCCTTCGGCCAGACGACGGTGATCTGAATGAAGCCCTGATCGAGCCGACCCTCGGAAAGCCCTTCCCAGGCGGGCCGGTTCGGAAAGTCGGACACGTCGAGGTATTTCCCGCCGGACGCCTTGGGGTCAAAGAAGACCTCGGGATAGGCGACGGGAAGGGCTGGAGAGCCGATAGCGAGGCTTGCGACACGGCCCATCAGCGCGTCGTAAATCGCGGCGCCAGTGGCCATGCTCACCTCCCGGTCTGATAGACGGAAAGGCCCTCACGGCCCATCACTTGCCCCTGAAGCATGGCCGAGGCGCGGGCCACCTGCTGAGGCCAGTTCTGCGCCGCGAGACGGACGAAGGCCCGCCCTGGACGGCCACGCGCGCCATACTCGACGAACCTGGCGTAATTGGCCGACCAGGCGATGGTCACGATGTCGTCGAAGTCGGCAGCCGCGAGCGCGAGGGCCACGTCCTCGCCGCTCCAGGCGAAGGGCCCATCACCCGAACGCTCTCGCTTGAGCGGGACTGCACCCCCGACCGTGGCGACGATGGAGGCGCGGAGAAAGCCGGTGTCAACTGGCGCCAGGGCCTGGGCTTCCTCGACCACGGCCTCGACCGCCATGTTTCTCACGGCAGCGATGCGCGGTCTGGACGCCGCGACCCAATCGCTCACCTTGGCGCTGAACGATCCGGCCATCGGCTCACCTCACATTCGCAGCCCAGTCCACTCTCACGGTCAGGTGGCATCGGCATCCGACCCGCTCGGAGGCCGGCGCCATCGGATCGCCCGGATAGCGCAGGACCGCGGCGCTGGGGCTGGTGAAAGCCTCATCAAGGCCGACGCTCTCGCCGTGCAGGACGGCGTGGGTGTCTCGGGTGCGGCGGTCCATCGTGGCGCGCCAGACCCGGCGGATTTGGTTGCGCCGCAATTGGCCGCTCTCGACGGCCTGCTGAAGCGCCTCAAACTGCGCCGCGTTCAGCGATGACAGCGCCTCGGTGCGCCCGATCATGTCGCCGCGGAACTTGAGGAGCCGGTTGCGATACTGGACCAAGGCCCGCTGGATGGTCTCGGCCGGGACCGGCGTCTCTTCACGGATCGCCTTGGCGATGGTGCGGTCGAAGCGGCGGTCGCGAAGCTCGCGTGTCAGGTAGTTGCGCATCTGCGCCGGGTCACCGCTGGCCAACTCCTCGGCCGCGTTACGCGCGAAAGCCTCCTGCTGCGGCGTCAGGCCGATGACCCCGCCGACCCGGCGCCCGGTGGCGCGATCAAGCCTGCCGACCACATCCAGGGCCACGGTGCGGGGGTTATCGCCACGCTCCAGGCCCTTCGTTAGGACGGTGCGGATCACGGCGCGCTGTTCGTCGTCGATCCTCGTGACTAGGGCCGATGACTCCTCGCGAAGCCAAGCCTCGGCCCTTGGGTTACGAGCGCCGAACCGAAAGACCAGCGCGACCCCATCGGGCGTCCGGCTGGGCAGGAGCGAGGCCGTCGCGGCCCCGCCCTCGGAATAGCCCCTGGCGATAGCGTCGAGCATCGGTCCGAAGGCCGCCGGGTCGAGGTGGAGCGCCGAAATCGCTCCGTCCACATCGCCCCGCCCAATGGCGTTGATCACCTGTTGCACCTGCGCCCGGCTGGTCAGGTCGTTGATCGCCTGCAAGAAGGCGTCCGCGATCTCCTGGCCATAGCGGGTCAGCAGGTCGTCGTAGACCTGCTGCTGCGTCAGACGGCGAGCCATGGGCTATCGCGGGTAGGCTATGGCCCGGACGTGCTGCGCCGCCTCTGCGCTGAGGTCGAGGTAGCTGTCGAGAAGATCATGCATCTGCTGGCGCATGGCTTCGATCTCCTCAGTAGGGTCGTCGCGGATGATCGCGGCCTGCATCTGCTGCATCTTGCCGATGATCTCTAGCAGGACGCCGGTCGCCAGGTTGGCGGGCTTCTGGTGGGCGGTGTAGCGGGGATCTGTCACCGGCGCGCCTGGACCTCATAGACGACAACGGAACCGCCCGGTTGGGTCGGCCGCACATCCATGATGGCATAGGTCGCGCCGTCAATCACCAGTTGATCCTTGGTCTCTGGCGCGATGGTCAGGACGCCCTTGGCCAACATGACCTTCACGTCGTCTTGCCTGACCCGCGTCCCGTCGATCTCGCGCTGCTGATAGGCGCTCGTCGTCACCATGACGGCGTGGTCGCTGTAGGTGACGGTCGGGTTGTGGGCTGGGCCTGTGGATGCCGGGCGGCGCAGCGTGGCCGAGCGACCGAAGCGCGCGATCAGCCGGTCGGCCGTCGCGGTGATCGCCGCATAGTTGAAGGTCATTCGCTGGCCTGCGGATAGGCGATCTCGCCCGACGATTCGACATAGGGCTCGGGATCAGGCTTGCGGCGGACGCGCTTGGACGGCTTGACCGGATCGACCCATTCGGCCGGCGCTTCGGTCAGTGTGACGCCGGGCGTGGGGCTAGCAAGATCGGGCTCGCTCACCTCCACGCCCGCCGCGCGATAGGCCTCAGCGATCTTCGGCCAATCGCCGATGATGATGACGGATTCCGCACCCTCGACCACACCGTGGAAGAACCTCGGATTGACCAGGCGGCGGCCATCGGCAAGGGGGTGGCGGGTCTGGGCATAGATCAGGTGCATGATGGTTCTCCTGCGACCCAGGCGACCGTGGGGCGGCCAAGAAGGTCAGCGGTGCGTCCACTCATGGACCGCACGCGATGTTCGATCTGCGGAAAGGCCTCCAGCCATCCGGCCCAGTGCGCATCGGCCCCCGACCATGGCGCGCCCGCATCGCGAAGGTGGCCCGCATCGGCCCGCATCGGAACGCCACACAGAACGGCGCGGTCAAAGCCGAGGTCGATTAGGGCGACCTTCAGGGCGAAGAGGCCAGAGGTTCCGCTGCTGGTCTGACCCGGGAAGCGGTGATCGACAAAGCCGGTGATGGCGGGGGACAGGCGGGGATGGCTGCGAGCGCCCTCGACGGCGAGGACGCGGCGGTGCGCGGGCAACCCCCTTGCCTCACGTTGCGCCACATACTTGCGGAACAGGTCGGCGTGCTGGGATACCCAGGCGTCCAGCGAGGCCGGCCAGACAACGCCAAGGTCGTTGCAGCCGACCGCCCCGTCGAACACTCCAAGGGCGCGAACCGCTGCGACATCATCCCAGACACAGGCCGCCGACCCCAGGACCAGGGCGACCCGCATCAGATCGACCAGAGAGCAGGCCCGGTCGGGACCTCCAGCGGAGCCATGAACGGCTCTAGGAGCCCGTCGATCTCAAGGATGGCCGGGGCAGTGCGCCGCGCGTTGGCGTCTCTGGCGGCCTGACTGGCGGCCTCGAAATACTCGACCTCGATGTTGCCGACCTTCTCGCGGCGGACGCCGCCCGTGGGCGTGGCCGACAGGCTGCCGGGGGTCGTCG